CCCTCGCTCAAGCGGCTGACCTGGCCGAACGGGGCGATGGCCTTTCTCTATTCGGCCGCCGAGCCCGAAAGCCTGCGCGGCCCGCAGCACAGCCATGCCTGGTGCGACGAGATCGGCAAATGGCCGGGGGTATCGGGCAAGGCCGAAGCGGCATGGGACAATCTGGCGATGGGGCTGCGGCTGGGGCTGCACCCCAAGGTGGTCGCCACCACCACCCCGCGCGCCACCGCTCTGGTACGGCGGCTGGTGGGCGAGGAAACCCGCGGGTTGGCGCATATCAGCCGCGGGACGACCTATGAAAACGCCGCCAATCTGCCGCCGCGTTTCGTCGCCACGATCCGTGAGCGATATGGCCAAACCGCGCTCGGGCGGCAGGAGCTCGATGGCGTGCTACTCGAGGAGATCGAGGGCGCGCTGTGGACGCGGTCGCTGCTGGAGAGCTGCCGGCACGAAGGGTCGACCGATCCGCTTCGCCGTGTGGTGGTCGGGGTCGATCCGCCCGCCAGCGACCGCGGCGACGAATGCGGCATTGTGGTCTGCGCACTTGGCGCAAGCGGCATCGCGCAAGTGCTGGCGGATTGCTCGGTCGCGAAGGCCAGCCCCGAACGCTGGGCGCGCGCGGTGGCCGAAGCCGCACGCGGTTGGAATGCCGACCGCGTGGTGGCCGAGGCCAACCAGGGCGGCCAGATGGTCGCCAGCGTGCTGCGCGCCGCCGATATCGCGCTACCGCTCAAGCTGGTCCACGCCTCCAGAGGCAAAGTTGCGCGCGCCGAACCCGTCGCCGCGCTCTACGAAGCGGGCCGCGTGCGCCATGCCGGGATGTTCGCGGAGCTCGAGGACCAGCTCTGCGGGTTGGTTGCCGGTGGACCGTACGAAGGACCCGGCAGGTCGCCTGACCGCGCCTATGCGCTGGTGTGGGCGCTGAGCGAATTGATGCTGGGTCGGCGTCAGGAGCCGCGGGTTTGGCAGATATGAGAAGCAGCACTCGCCCGGATCAAGTCCGGGCCGACGAGTGACGGGATGGGTACCCCCTCGCCGTCGCCCCGGACCTGACCCGGGGCTGGTGCTTCTCATCGTCAAAGAATGACGTCGTAGAGGTCGTCCCAACACGGATTCGCCTTTTCGATCAGGGCGAATTTCCATTCCCGGCGCCAGCGCTTCAGGCGCTTTTCATGCGCGATGCAGTCATCGATCGTGTCGCCGCGTTCGGCCCAGACCAGACGCGTCAGACCGCGCCGCGAGCAATAATCGGAACCTGTTCCTTCACGGTGCTGGGTGACGCGCGCGGCGAGTGAACTCGTCACGCCGACATAGAGTGCGCCGCGATAGCGGTTGGCCATGATGTAAACCCAGCCGCCAAGTCTTCCGCGATCCATGTAGCCATTCAAGAAGGCAGCACCGGCCCGGGTCAAGCCCGGGCCGACGAATAGAAGAACAGGTTCCTGAGTTGCCGTCGCCCCGGACCCGGATCCGGGGCTGGTGCTCGACTTAAAAAACCTAATCCGGAGACTTCCATGTCCTTCCTCACCAGTCTCGTCTCCGCCTTCAAGGGTGGGGGCGGATCGCGCGTGCCTGTTGCGCGCGGCTTCGTCAGCCCCTGGGCGTCCAGCTTCGACGGCGGGCCGCTGCAGCGCGCGCCCTTCGATTACAATCGCGAGGTGGCCGAGGCCTATCTTGCCAATCCGGTCGCGCAGCGATCCGTGCGGATCGTCGCCGAGGGGGTCGGCAGTGCGCCGGTCGCCTGCGATGATGCGCGGCTGGCGAAACTGCTTGCCAAATCCTGCGGGTCGCAGCCGCTGCTCGAAGTGCTCGCCGCGCAGCTGGCGCTGCATGGCAATGCCTATGTCCAGCTGATCCGCGATGGCGCGGGCGTGCCGGTCGAGCTGTATCCGCTACGGCCCGAACGCGTGCAGGTGGTCGCGGGCGAGGATGGCTGGCCGACCGCCTATCGCTATGTGCTCGCCGATCGCACGCTGACGATCGCGCTGGAGGACGAGCACGGCTGGCCCAACATCATCCACCTGCGCGGCTTCCACCCGACCGACGACCATTATGGCGCGGGCTGTCTGGCCGCTGCCGCCCCCGCGGTGGCGGTGCACAATGCGGCGAGCGAATGGAACCGCGCGCTGCTCGCCAATGCGGCGCGGCCCAGCGGCGCGCTGGTCTATGCCGGCGAGGACGGCGGCGCGCTGAGCGCCGAACAGTTCGACCGGCTGAAGAGCGAATTGCAGGCGGCCTTCCAGGGGCATGGCAATGCGGGGCGGCCGATGCTGCTCGAGGGCGGGCTCGACTGGAAGGCGATGAGCCTCAGCCCCGCCGATATGGATTTCGCCACGCTGAAGGCGGCGGCCGCGCGCGACATTGCGCTGGCCTTCGGCGTGCCGCCGATGCTGCTCGGCCTCCCGGGCGACAATACCTATGCCAATTACCGCGAGGCCAACCGCGCGCTGTGGCGCCTCACGCTGCTGCCGCTGGCGGGCAAGATCCTCAATGGGCTGCACGAGGGGCTGAGCGACTGGTTCGCCGATGGCGCTAGCGTCGATCTCGACCGCGTTCCCGCGCTTGCCGAAGACCGCGAGCGGTTGTGGGCGCAAGTCAGCAGCGCCGACTTCCTGAGCACCGTGGAGAAGCGCGCAATGCTCGGGCTAGAACGGCCATAGGGGCGGAACTTCGCCTGTGTAATTCTCGGTGAAGCTGCACTCGCCCCGATCGAAGTGGAAACTGCCGCCCGCATCTGCGCAGTCATCGGCCGCGAGAAAATCGATCGAATAGAGATAGCCCGCATAGGCGAGCACCCCCGCGGCCATGAGGCCCACGATCCAGAGACACCCCGATTTGAAGACCCGCATCGGCGCTTTCTGCCCGATTGCAAAGCGATAGGAAAGCCATGACCAGGGAAGACATGCTCGCGCGGCTGATCGCGCAGGCCCGCACCGAGGGGGGCGAGCTGATCACCCTGCGCGCGGTGGTCGAGGAAGCGAGCGAGCTGGGCGCGAGCCGCGTGCTCGACCGGCTCGGCCTCGCCGACCCCAGCGCGCAGGACGACCTGGACGAACTGCGCGAACTGCTCTCGGCCTGGCGCGACGCCAAGGCGAGCGCGTGGAAGGCGGCCATCGAGTGGCTGGTGCGCGGGGTGCTCGCGCTGCTGCTGGTCGGTATCGCGGTGCGGCTGGGCGCCGCGGACATGCTCTCGTGAGCCTGCGGATTGCGGGCTATGCCGCGCTGTTCGACCTACCCGATGGCGCGCGCGACACGATCCGCCGCGGTGCCTTCACGCGCACCCTCGAGGAGCGCGATGACCCCTACCCGCTCTATTGGCAGCACCGCAGCGACCAGCGCATCGGCTGGGTCGAAACCGCGGGCGAAGATGCGCGCGGCCTGCGGATCATCGCCCGGATCGACCAGCCGCAGGGCCGCGCCACCAAGCTGCTGCGGACACGCGCGGTGAGCGGGCTGAGCTTCGGATACCGCGCCCGCCGCTTTCGCCAGACGCCGGGCGGCCGCGAGCTGGCCGAAATCGACCTGTTCGAAGTCAGCGTGGTCACCCACCCGCTGCAGGCCGGGGCGAGGATCCACCTCACCGCCTGACCGCCCCGACGCTCAAGCCCACTCCCCTCGCCGCCTTCCGGGCGGCTTTTTTGTGCCCTGAAGAAAGAGGACCCTTCTATGGAAACGACCACCCCCACCGATCCCGCCGAAGCCAGCTTCGATATCGTCGCGCGGCAGGACAAGACCGAGGCCGATGTCGCCTCGGTGCGCAGCGATGTCGACGAGGTGAAAGCGCGCGTCGACAAGATCGGCCGCGCCGCGGCGCGCCCGGCAATCGGTTCCACCGAGGAACCCGCACCCGAGGTGAAAGGCTTTGTCGATGGCTATCTGCGGCGCGGAGCGACCACCGAGATCAAGTCGCTCACGACCGGCGTCCCCGCCGATGGCGGCTATGCCGTGCCGCGCCAGATCGACGCAGCGATCGCCCGCGAACTGACCGCCATCAGCCCGATCCGCGCGATCGCGCAGGTCGTGCAGACGGGCAGCGCGGGCTATCGCAAGCTGGTGACCACCGGCGGCACCGCCAGCGGCTGGGTGAGCGAAACCGCCGCACGGCCCGAAACCGACACGCCCGAATTTGCCGAGATCGCGCCGCCGACGGGCGAACTCTATGCCAATCCGGCGGCCAGCCAGACGATGCTCGACGATGCCGGCTTCGACCTCGAGAACTGGCTCGCCAGCGAGATCGCGCTGGAATTCGCCCGCGCCGAGGGGGCTGCCTTCGTCGGCGGTTCGGGCACCAACCAGCCCCGCGGCTTCCTCTCCGCTCCGGTCGCGACGACCGCGGATGGCACGCGTGCCTTCGGGACGCTGCAATATCTGGGCTCGGGCGCGCCGGACGGGCTGGGCAGCGCGGCGGATACGCGGCTGATCGACCTCGTCCACACGCTCAAGGCGGGCCACCGGCAGGGCGCGAGCTTCGTGATGAATTCGGTGACGCTAGCCGAGGTTCGCAAGCTCAAGACCTCCGACGGCGCCTTCGTCTGGCAGCCGGGGCTGGCCGATGGCCAGCCCGACCGCCTGCTCGGCTATCCGGTGGTCGAGGCCGAAGACATGCCCGACATCGGCGCGGGCACTTTCCCGATCGCCTTCGGCAATTTCCGCCACGGCTATCTGATCGCCGAACGCAGCGCGACGCAGGTGCTGCGCGACCCCTTCACCAACAAGCCCTTCGTCCACTTCTACGCCACCAAGCGCGTGGGCGGGCAAGTGCTCGATGGCAATGCGATCAAGCTGCTGAAGATCGAAGACTAGCAGCTGGCAGGCGGGGCGTTCCCCCTTGGCCCCGCCTGCCTTTCGTTTTCCCGCAAGGCTTCCGCCCGACGCCAGAGAAGGACCCCCCAATGCCGACAGACCCGTCCGGCCAGCCGCTGGCCGAGCTCAAGCAGTGGCTGGCAATCAGCACCGCGGGCGAGGATGCGCTGCTGCTCCGCCTGCTCGAAAGCGCGTGGCACGTGTGCCTGCAGTTCACCGGCAGCGAGGCGGCGGAATGGTCCGAGCTCGACCCCGCGCTGCGCCACGGCATCGTGCGCTTCGCCGCGCATCAATATCGCGAGCGGGACGAAGGCCCGGCCGAGCGCTTGCCGAGCGCGATCGCCGCGCTGTGGCGCCCCTATCGCATGGTGCGGCTGTGAGCTTCGCCGCGCTGGCGCAGCGGCTGACCGAACACGCCGCCCTGCTCGCCGCGGGCCGCGCCGAGACGCGCATCCGCGCCCGCCGCCGCGATGGCGGCCAATGGCACCGCGCGCATCTGTTGTGGCCGCTGTTCGGCCGGGGAGAGCGCTGATGGAAATCGCCTTTCGCACCGCGCTCGTCGCCTGGCTCCGCGCCGATCCCATCCTCGCCGACATGCTCAATTCGATCGAGGAGGACGGCCCGGTCGCCGCCAGCCCGCCGCATCTCGCGCTGGTCGCCAGCGCCGCCGCCGACTGGTCGACCAAGGCCGCGCGGGGCCGCGAAATCCGGCTGGCGCTCGAGCTGGTCGGACGCAGCGACGATCCCGCGCAGACCGCGGCCCTCGCGCTGCGGGTAGAACAGCGCATCGCCACGCTCGCCCCGCAGCAGGAGGGGTACCGGATCGTCGTCACCCAGTTCCTGCGCAGCCGCGTCGAACGCCGCCGCCGCGGCCTGCGCGCGGTGCTGCTCGAATATCGCTTCACGCTCATCGAAACGGAGTAACCCGACATGACAGCCCAGAAAGGTGCCGCCTTCCTCCTCAAGACCGGCGATGGCGGATCGCCGCCGACCTACGAGACCGTGGCCGGACTGCGGACCACGCAGATGACCATCAATGGCGACACGGTCGTCGTCACGCACAAGGAAAGCGGCGGCTGGCGCGAATTGCT